CAATCGTATTATCGAGAGGTATGGGGTCTCGCGCAGAACTGGTCGTCAGGCAAACGTCCGACGTCTGGCGAAAATGTCTTACGCTGACCGACAAAAGATCACCGCCGCCGCTCGTCAGACCCGGTATCGCAAGCTCAAAGAAGCTGCCGACGCTGGCTTGTTGCATCCTGCCATCGGCCCCGGAGAGCGGGAGATTGCCGACGCGCTTTCCCGCCTCGGCCATGCTGTTTCGAGACAGGAAATGCTCGGCCCTTATTGTATCGACATGATGATTGGGTCGGTCGCCGTGGAAATTAAACAGAAGACCAGCATGGGATTCACAATCAAGCATGGAATCGAGCGTAGCAAACAAATCGTCGAAAGTGGGCATCCCCTCGTTTTTGTCGTCGTCCAGAGCCATGCTGCGATCAAGGCTGGATTGAACGACATAGTCGCTTGTCTGGATATCCTTTGCGGCCAGCCAGCCGCGCCCGGTCAATATTGGGTGATTAGGTGTGGCTTCGAAAAGCCCGCTCTCATGTTGGATGCGGACAAGCGGTCCCTCGTGCCAGTAACGCCAAAGCTGGTGACAACCGTTCGACAAGGACACCTTGGTTGAACCGGGGAAACAATTCCAGATCTGCCCCGGGAGCGCATGGTGGCCCGGGTCGCATTCCGGCGGGTTGTCATAAGCAAAGGGCTTGCCGGCCAGACGGCGGTGGCTTTCGCGCACCGAGGCGTCGCCGACGGTTCGCCAGATAAAGTGGGTGCAGCCCAGATTGCGGGCCCGAACTTCGTTGAAAACCGAGGCCGTCCGGGCGACCTCCGTCCGGGCGATCAGCCGGGCGCGCGATTTCGTCACCTCACCCGTCGTGAGGATTTCCTGCATGATCGCGTCCGGGCGCTGGCCCTTGCCGTGTCCCTCGATCGCCATGGCGTGAACGCGCTGTGCGGCCTCAAGGGGGAGGGACTTAATCAGCCCGACCTGTTCGTCCATCAGATCCCTGATCTGGCCCCCGACGGGAGTCTCGACCATTTGGCGGCGCAATTCGATGCCGAATTTGCCCGCATAGTCCTCCCATTGCGCGACGTCGCGCGCGTCGACCTGATCGTGCATGCGGCTCGCGACCGCTTGGGCCCATGGGCTCAGCATTTCGCTATAGCGCGCCATCCAGCGCCTGATCTCGACCGCGGCTTGCATCGACCCGTCTTGGGTGTCGCGGATAATCTGGCCGATATGTTCAGCGATGCGACGCAATTGCTGGCCGAATTGCTTTTCGGCCTTGCGGCTGGCCGAAAAGGCCGCCCGGGCGCGCTGCCGCGTCCGGGTCGCGTCATAGGCCAGCCGATCGACCCGCCGGCCGCGCGACGTCATGCGGCGGCCTGATCAGGCGCGGGGCCCGGCGCCGGCGGCTGACCCGGGGGTGCGATCTGGGGCGGCCCGCCCATGGGCCCGCCTGGCCCCATGGGCAGTTCGGCCGGGGGCTCGGGCGGCAAGATATCGGCGGCCGCGATTTCGGCGTCGCTGATCTGGCGAAACATAGGCTGGCCCTTGAGGATTTTGAGCGCCGTCTGGTCGCCGATCAGTTCCCCGACCTCGACGACCGCGCCCGCGACCTTGGCGTCGAGTTCGGCCTGCTGGAGCGGGTCCAGCGGCGGGATCGCGTCTGGGGCCAGCGACGTATAATCCGAGTCCGGGTCGCCCGCGACGCGCTTGCGGGCCTCCGGGATCGCGATCGTGCGCGACCGGATCATGATTTCGTCCGTCTCGGCCTTGGTCTTGCGCAGCTGCGCGGATTCCTCATCCGACATGGGCTTGATGGGGTTGAACTTGAAGCCGACGCCGGGGTCGACCTCGCCATAAAGGGAAAGCTGCGCGAATCCGATCAGCGTCCTGATCGCCGGGCGCAATTGCGTCTCTTGCTGGCTTTTGATCCATTGCTCCCATGCCTCCATTTCGTATTCGGAGGTCGCATTCAGGCCCGAGGGCGAAATGCCGGTGTATTTGACCAGCGGAATCCCGGCCGCGCTGGCGCATTGTTCCTGAGCCTGGGCCTGCAGCTTATCCAGCGACGACAAGGGCGTCGCGGCGTTGAAATATTCTTCCGTCTCCTTGTCGATGACAAGAAAGCCGCGGTTGTCCTTGAGATTTCGGAACAGCGTGGCGCGCTTGATCAAGTCTTCCTCGCTGACCGCAAGGGCCGCGGCCATGCTGGTCTTGAGGCCCGAGACGGAAAAGCTGTGCAGCGTCTCGCCGACGCTTCGCTGGGTCCTGACCCAATTCTCGATATAGGGCTTGATCAGCTGGATCAGCGGGATTCCGCCGAACGCATAAGCGGGCTTCAACAGATCGCTGACGGGCCGGAAAATGAACGTCAGGAGGCGCGACGCCGCGACCTCTTGGCCCTGCACCAGCCAAGCCTGAGGGGCGTACCAGTCGGGCTTGAGCGGGTTGCTGGTCCCATATCGCTGCGGATAGGTCCAGACGGCCTCGATCGCGCGCAAGCGCCTGACCGGATGATCCTTGCTGACCTTGACCCGGCTGATCGCGTCGACGCCGTCGCCGATCGGGGTCTTGAGCTCCTCGGGCGAGTCGGAGTCGCCGGTGTCGATGAAAATGTGCGACCGGCCGAAATAGGCCTCAAGCTCGATCGCGCGCTGGAGCATCGTCTGGGCGTCCATGCGGACGAGCCAGTCCTTGATCGCCTTGAGTTTGTCGGTCTGATCGCCCTCGCCCTCGTAGGTCAGATCAATCCACTCGCGGGTCAGTTCCTGGGCGATGATTTCGGCCGCGCGCCTGTACTCTGGCCGTTGCGACATTTCGGCCAGCATGGGGTAGCCCAGAAACCCGATCCCGCTGGTCGTCATGATCGAGAACGCCGCGGCGGCCCATTGGGCGCTCGATATCAGCGCCTCGTCGGCGGCCAGGCGGTTCGCGCTGGCCTCGACGGGTTTCGGGAAGACCGGCATGGCGAAAGGGTCGACGGGCTGGCCCGCGTCGGGCCGGGCCGTCAGGGCCAGCAGACTATCGGTGATCCTCATGGACTTTGCCGGAACGCGGACCCGCGGCTTTTCGGTCGCGGCCGGGGCGGCTGGGGCGTCGGGTTCGCTCATGGGTCAAGGCTCCGTCAGGCGGGCAAGATATCGCACGGGCTGGGCCGCCCGTCACCCCGGCAGGGCGGTACGGGCCAGCAGGGCGTCGCTGATCACAAACCCGCCCTTGATTTCGGCCAGGCGCGAAAAGGCGCCGCTGCTGGCGTCGACCTGATCCGCAAGCCCGCCGCCGGGAAAGCTGCAAAGTTCGTCGATATAGTTCTCATTCCAAGCGCCGCGGAGCAGATAGACGTTCCCGGCCTCGCATTGGGCCGCAAAGGGCTCCGCGCGCGTCGCCTTGTCGCCCGACTCGGGCATCGCATAGGCGCGCCAGCCGGCGAGCATCGCGATCATGTCCTCCTTCTGGCTTTTGCCCGCTTGCCCGGGGTCTTGCGGGAGCGAGATAACGACTTGCTTGCCGTCGGCCTCGGCCGTCGACTTGATCAGCGATCTGACGATGCGGCCCTCCTCGCGTTCGGTGATGACGTGCGCGACATAGAAGCGCGCCGACGGGCCGAAGCCAGTCCGGACCAGCTTGACGCCGGCCGTCCGGGCCCCGGTTCCGCCCTTGGTCGCCGCGAGATCCCAATGCCTGACCGCGACGCCCCCGCCCGGGATCGCGTCGACAATTTTCCCCTCAAACCATGCGCGCTTGAACATGCCGCCTTCGCGCGGGACGGGGCGCTGCTGGTACTGGCCCGCATAGGGGAGCGAGCCCAGGTCTTTTTTCAGCTGCGCGACCTCGGGCGCGCCGAATCGGACCGGGTCGAGCAGTTCGCCATCCCGGGTCCGGGGGTCGACGAATCCGATCGACGTCTTGCAGACGTTGTTGGCCTCAAATTCCATGGGCAGGCGCAAATGCACGTAGCCCATGCGGTTTTTGATGATGACGCCCGAAATGTCCTCATGATGAAGCCGCTGCATGATGACGATGATCGCGTCGCGCTTCTGGTCGTTCAGACGATTGACCGCGCCGGTGCGGAACTTGCGGGTCGTCTTTTTCCGGTCGGCGTCGCTTTCGGCCGTCTCGGTCGAATGCGGGTCGTCGATAATCAGGCGATTGCCGCGCTGGCCCGTCAGCGAGCCGAAAGGGACGCCCTCGCGGTAGCCGGTGTTGTCGTTCGCGAACGACATTTCGGCCGATCGGGTCAGCCGGACCTCGGGCCACAGCGTCTGATACCAGTCGCTGGCGATCAGATCGCGGGTCTTTCGGGTGTCGCGCTTGACGTTGTTTTCGGAGAAAGACGTCGTGACATAGCGCATCGACCGCTTGCCGGCCGGGCCCCATTCCCAGGCGGGCCAGAGGACGCTGACGATCAGCGACTTCGATGTGCCCGGCGGGACGTTGATCAGCAGCCGGGTGATGCGCCCGTCA